CCGTGCAGTCGTTCGACATTCCGCTATTAAGCTTAGTAATTAAACATGCTTCAGATTGGGCGGTGCCACAAAGTGGTCCTACCATGAAAGCATATCGAACGGGTACGTAAATATTTACGGGACAGATTGGGCGGTGGCGCAAGCGCTCCTACCATGATCCCAACGTTTTGGGCAATTACAACACACAACCCAATGGTTAGCAACCACCCCACCCTTTATACGTCTGGTGCGACGTTCATGATACGTTAGAAAGGAAGTGTTAGCCACCTCTCGGCAAGTGGGTCATTAGACCCACTAACCAAGCGTGCGCTATAGACTCCTTCGATACTCAACTGTTCCTCTGGAGAGATACCGAAAGCCCAATAGAAAGACGCCCGTGATTGTTCACTCGGTATTCCATGAACCCGAGAGCAACCACTAGCCATCTTTCGGACACCCCATCCCCAAACATTACTAAGGTGATGGGCATTGTGTCCAACGGAAGACCGCAAGTACATATCATAAAAACTATCCCAAACAGGCAAAGAGCCTGCAAGGGACATGCCCCCAGTACCAACGGCCTTAATCCAGCCCAAAAATTCAACTGGACGGTAATATGGGTGCATACAAGTTGCATCTTTCGATATAGCAACTCGAGGATCACGCACCATAATGTAGTTAAAAGGACCGGGCCCGATATAAACGGGCTGGGTCTGACAAAAGGAGATCTGTTCCAAAGTGTAGACTGGTTCTTCAATCACCATTGTGAAACCCATCTCTTTAAACCACTTTGGAGCGTGACTAGCAAAACGACTATAATCACCAGACTCCATAATAACCACACAATCATCACCATTATTGACCAACTCAATTCTGATGGATAGCTCATGGGAATACGAAAACACCATAGCACACATAATTAAACATGCACCCAAACTGGTGTTCATATCACCACTTGCCCGAACTCCATCAGTTACAAATTCGACTTCACCGTCACCAACTCTACCAAAACATTTATTGGAGAGCTGTTGACGTGTAAGACTATGAAGACGAGACTTATGTTTCTGTTGCCAAAAACACAAG